GCTTAGAGATAGGTCGTTTGCGCCCATTGGGTAGTCCTATACGAGGCGGGGAAATCATGCACACAGGCATGATCCCCTTCCTTAAGAAATGGTTTGGTGATTTACGTTCATGTTCACAAGGAGGTATCCGTAATGCTAGTGCTACTGTGTTCTATCCTATTTGGCATCATCAGTTTGATGACTTGATCGTATTAAAGAATAACCAAGGTACAGAAGAAACACGTGTACGTCACATGGACTATGGTGTCGTGCTTAATGCCATGTTCTGGCGCAGATTCCGTAACAAAGAAATGATCACTTTCTTTGATCCCAATGAAGTGCCAGATTTATATGAAGCATTTTATAAAGATACGAAATTATTTGAAGAATTGTATGAAAAATATGAAAAGCGCAAGGACTTACGTAAGAAAGTTCTTTCAGCTGAAGAAGTATTTAAAGGTGGGATACTAAAGGAGAGAACTGATACTGGACGCATCTATCTTGTGTTCATTGACAATGTAATGAACCAAGGACCATTTGATCCAGAATACCACACTATCTATCAGTCAAACTTATGCTGTGAAATCCTATTACCCACTCGTCCTTTCAAGCGTCTTGATGATGCTAATGGTCGTATTGCGCTATGTACTCTCGGCTCCATTAACTGGGGTGCGTTCCGTAATCCTGAGGACATGCGCCGCGCTTGTCGTATCTTACAGCGCAGTCTATGTAATATACTTGATTATCAAGATTTCTTGAGCATACAGAGTAAACTCAGCAATGACGAAATCAGTCCATTAGGCATTGGTGTTACTAATCTCGCCTACTGGCATGCTAAACGTGGATATCAATATGGTACTCCTGACGCACTCCAAGATGTGAAAACATGGATGGAACATCAGGCATTCTTCTTAACTGAAGCCACAGTTGAATTGGCTAAAGAACGTGGTGCTTGTACACAAAGCCATCTTACACGTTATGGCCAAGGTGAATTCCCTTGGGAACATCGTGCCAAGGGTGTAAACAAACTAGCAGATTTTACTCCAACACGTGAACTGGATTGGGAACAGTTACGCAGTGACATGAGATCATATGGTGTGCGTAATGCTACACTTATGGCTATCGCTCCTGTAGAATCTAGTTCAGTTGTTATCAACAGTACCAATGGTATTGAAATGCCAATGAGTTTGATTTCAGTTAAAGAATCAAAAGCAGGATCATTCATACAAGTAGTACCAGAATATAATAAGTTAAAAGGCAAGTATCAATTGATGTGGGAACAAAAAGACTGTGACGCATATTTAAAAACTGCGGCAGTGTTGGCAGCTTATGTAGATCAAAGTATTTCAACAAATACTTTCTACAATCCAGCACACTTCCCAGATCGTAAAGTTCCAACCACACTGATCGCTAAAAACTTGATGCAGGCCCATGCATGGGGGATTAAAAGTTTTTATTATAGCCTTGTGAATAAACAAGGCTCTAAAGCAGTAGATGAGGAACCTAAAGAAGAAAAGATTGAAGAAGTTGTTATTGAATTAGAAGATGAAGATTGTGAGGCATGTAAACTATGAGTAAGGCACAGTATAACCTAAACACCAAGACAGATTATCTTAATCGTAAGATGTTCTTAGATCCTGCTGGCCCTGTAACCGTACAGAGGTTTGAGGAGGTAAAATACAACAAACTACAAAAATTTGAAAGTACTGCAAGAGGATTTTTTTGGGTACCTGAAGAAATTTCTTTAACTAAAGATGCAAATGATTTTAAAGAAGCAAGTGATACTGTTAAACATATTTTCACTAGTAATTTATTAAGGCAGACTGCTCTGGATAGTTTGCAAGGTAGAGGACCTACACAAGTTTTTATACCTGTAGTAAGTATTCCAGAATTAGAAGCACTGATGTATAATTGGGGGTTTTTTGAAACAGCAATTCACTCTAAATCATACAGCCATATTATTCGCAATATCTACAACGTGCCAAAAGATGTATTCAACACCATCCATGACACAGAAGAAATTGTCAGTATGGCATCAACCATAGGCAACTACTATGATGCTCTACATCGTATCAACTGCAAGGTAGAGCTAGGAAACAAAGTAGATGAACAACAACATATTAAAGCCATATGGTTGGCACTAAACGCCAGTTACGGACTCGAGGCGTTCCGTTTCATGGTATCATTCGCTACAAGTCTAGCGATGGTTGAAAACAAGATCTTTATCGGCAACGGTAATATCATCAGCTTGATCTTACAAGATGAAGTTCTACATAAAGAATGGACTGCTTGGTTGATCAATCAAGTGGTTAAAGAAGATCCTCGTTTCGCTAAAGTTAAAGAAGAATGTGCTGCAGAAGTTTATGCTATGTATCAAGATGTCATCCGCGAAGAAAAGCAATGGGCAGAATATCTGTTTAAACTAGGTCCAGTCATTGGACTTAATGCTAATATCTTAAAAGAGTTTGTAGACTATACAGCAGTCAACGCATTAAAAGATATTGGTATCAAGTATCAGGAACCCGCACCTAAAACAACACCAATACCATGGTTTAATAAACACAGCGATACCAGCAAGAAACAAACAGCACTACAAGAAAATGAATCAACGAATTATGTAATCGGAGTCATGAGTGAAGGTGTTGACTACGATGAATTACCGGAATTATAAAATGTTAACAGTATATAGTAAAAATAATTGTCCGTTTTGTGAGAAAGCAAAACACTTATTAACAACTAAAGGTATAGAATTTAAAACAGTGATGATTGATGAAGTACCTGATGCACGTGAGTGGTTGATTGGTCAAGGACATCGTTCAGCACCACAGATCTACAAAGGTGATGAACTGTTCGTAGAAGGTGGCTATCAAGGTTTAGCAAGATTATCAGATGAAGAACTATTCAATAAACTAGGAGAATCAAGTGTTAGTAACTAACAAGTATGACAAGGATACAACAGTGAGTTTTAAATTAGTCAACGGTGATGAAATCGTTGCTAAGATTGTAGAAGAAACTGATGCTGCATATATCGTAAGTAAACCAACAACAGTCATGCCAAGCCAACAGGGCTTAGGATTGATACAGAGTTTGTTTACGACAGATTTAAATAAAAATATAACGTTAGACAAACATCATGTGATGATGCATGCACCTACAGTTAAAGATGTAGAGAATCATTACATTAAAACAACTACAGGAATTGAACCTGTAAGCAAAGGCGGAATTATTACCTAAGGTATAGAGTATGGCAGATGATATTATAGCAAGTGCTAAGGCGATGACAGTTGTCACTGAGGGACAGTATAACACCCTTGGGCAACCGGCAGCAAGTATAAGTCCTGCTACTCTAACGGCCATGGTTGGCATGGCCAAAGGTCAAGCATTGACTATTGCTCCTAGTGTTACCAGTGCCATGGCAAAACTACAAGCGGAAATATCTGCTAATACTGCCCTTGCACCTGCCGCAACAGTTGCTCTAAATAATTTAACTACTCAACAAAATAACATATTCAATCCTGGTGATCAGGGTGGCTTTGGCCAGCTATTGGGTAAAATCCATGGACATATCAACAATGCCACTGATATAACTAACGCAACAACATTCTTATCTAACAGTTCGTACAGTGACTTTGGTAGTGGTATCACTGACTTGGGTAGCATGGCTGATCATGGGCTGACGAATTCATTTGGTAGTTTAAAAGGTGCAGGTGCCGCAATGGCTTCAACTGGATCAATGTTCAATGGTGTGGATATTAAAAACTTTGGTACACCTACTGGTCTGGTGCAATCATTAAACAATAATAAATTAGGTAATGCTACAGGAGTTAATGCACTATTAGCACAGAATGGCGTACCGTTAAATGATTTAGATAATCCAGTATACACTGATCAAATAAATCAAGTGATGGGCAGCGTCAAAAATCCAGAAGCGATCAACACAGCTGCAGATCAATTTGGTATCACAGATCCATTTGGTGGATTGCCAAGCTATTCAGGATCTGACAGCAGTCTATACAACACACAAAATGTATTTGGTAGTTCAGCTACACCTCCAGTGGCGACTACGATCCCCACAGCTGGTACGAATACCTTTGGAGCACCAACTACTACAGGATTCCCAACAGCACAAGGAACTAGTACCACAGGTACAGCATTTGGATCTGCAAATGCTCCCACTCTGGCAGCAGGAGATGTGGGCGGTATACAAAGCCTGAAAGATCTCAGTGACTATACTAAACTGGCTAATCCAGCAGACACCGCAGGATTCACTGGAGGTGCTGACGGTCTGGCCAGCAAGTTCAGTGACATGGGTGGTGGTAAAATAGTTGATGCTACAGCCGCATCAAGCGTATTGGGTAGTATACAATCAGTTACTACTCCATTGACTAATGCAGCGGCTCCTACATTGAATGCATTAATGACACAGAATAGTTCAACTATCTCTGGATTGATTGGATCAGGCAGTGGAAAGTTTGGCGTACCTAATGCCAATGATTTCATACATTCAGTGTCTGGCGGCGCAGTTTATGACGATATTAATAAAGGAGTGACTGCTGATAACATTGCCGCTTTAAACAGCAAGATTTCACAATCAACATCATTATTCAGCACAGCAGGAATTACCACTGCGGCAGCCCCAGCCACACAAAATCTAACTGGTGTCATGAGTTTCGCTACTAAATTACCACAGTACGGTAAAGACCTATCAACTGGTGGCCTGGGTGATAGCCTACGTAGTATGGCCAATGGTGCTAGTCAATATGGCGAAGCAGTTAAAGCCAGCATAGCAGAAGGTAAGAACAACAGTATTTTACAAGCGAATGGCATGGGTCCATTGAAAACAAATCCATTTGAGGGTGTTCCTAGTTACACTGGAGATGATGGCAGTTTACAAACTGGTTCCGCAGCCAAACTACTAGGCGGAAGTTAGACATGTACCTAAATCCAACAGTAGAATATCAACACATCAGTGAATGGTTATCTACACTAGTTGGACAGCGCATCACTCCTCGCAGTCTTGTCAAACGCCTCAGTAAGCATCTAAACAAACATCAACACCCTGTTCGCGTTAAACTCTACACTAACAGCAGTTCATTAAAATTCAATGAGTTTACTATTGGTGCAGAATATGATCCTGGCCTAGATGAAGTTAAAAAGAAACACTTGATCATTGATTTTATCATCAATCATCCCAAGACCACAGCTATGATAGTTACACCTGAAATGGCTGATCAGATGGCGATAGAGTTATTAGAAACATTGATACACGAATATGAGCATCAACGACAGTTCCGCAATCGCAGATATCGCTATCATAGGAACACTTACAAGAGCGATCACAGAGATCCCAACAAACGTGCTGATCAAGAATATCTAGGTGATCCTGATGAGATAGATGCTTATGCGCAGAATATAGCGGCTAGACAGTACTTAATGAAATATAAGTTAAATATTACTAGCGCAAGTAAAATCAACAGTCCAGATCTAAAACAGTACTACAAGGCATTTGGCAAGGATCATGAAGTAACAAAACTATTACTAAAAAAAGTCCGTGCTAATGTAAAATATTACAAGGAGAACGACAATGGCAAAAATCACAGAAGAGCTTTCAAACGACCCCAATTTAAACGTAGATGATGATGTGTTAGGTGATATACAGCCAGAGGATTATGTATTTGTCGTCAGCCAAGACGGTAACTTAAAAGGTATAAGCCTACCTGAAGTAGATGTGATAGCTGATCCTAAAGTAGAAGAGATATTTAAATTCTTTATCAATAGAGATGGCAATTATCTAGCCAGTAGAACTATTCACTAGGCTACGCAGATCAATTAGTGTAGCGATAACATCACCAGTGTGTAAGATAGCTTTACCACCTGCCGCACGCCACTCTTCAATGTTGCTGGGACGGTCATCGATCAATACATCATTAGGTGATTTACAGTGTACTTGTTTGTCACTGCTATAAGGTCCAAAAAACACAGGAATATCTGGCCAACGAGCATTGATCCAATTGATTTTATCATGGAACACCCAGGGCACATCATTTTGTCTAGGGATAGCTGTTAAGAAGCCAACATCCATACCTTTATCTCGAGCTAGTTGGCAGACTTCTTTAACCAGTCTTTGTGCTTCAGGCATCTCAGCTAGATCTCTATAGACTCGTTGATTAGCTGAAATTAACGCCCAACCTTCTTGGTCATAACGCACTCCACCTAATGTACGGAATCCCACTATGGGTTCAGCATAGCCATCAAAGTCACTGACTACACCATCCATGTCTAAATATATTGTTGCCATTAAAACCACCTTAATTTAAAATATAGAGCATCCACTGGATCCTCAAATCTGAAAGCAAATCCTTGTGTTGATCGCCACCCATGTAAATGATACCTGCCACCAGGTGCAGTTTCTAACCATTCA